ATTGCTGGCCGATGGTCAGGATTACCTGGATGGACGCCATAGACGGCGATACGGGATGGGTGCCACTGGGCAAGATGCTGAACGCCAAACTGGCGACATGCATTGATCTTGGCTGGATGATACGGAATGACGACCAACGGGTTACCCTCATGGGATCCTGGTGCGCCGATCCGCAGGAAACAAAGGAAGAGGACAAGGAAGGCGGAAGGTACATCACCATCCCGAAGGGATGGGTCAAGAAGATAGAATATTTGGAGAGGACTTATGGACAAGTACGAGATTAACGTGTGGAAGGATGCAGAGATACTCAGCAAGGAGATCGTAAGCTTTGCATCCAATGAGGAATGCTACAACTACGTAATGGAAAAGCACTATGCCCCAGGAACGTGGACTGGATCACACCAGAACAAGGCTGGGGTCACGCTCAACAGGCCACCACTTGGGATCAGGATAACGTGGGCCAAGCTTGGCCATAACGAATACAAACCCAAAAGACTGAGTGTGGAGGAAAAGAAGTTGCAACGAGAGTTGTACGACTCAATCACCCCTGAGACAATTCAGGAGTTGGGTCCGAACGAAATGTATGCTAAGGTACGCAAGAATTACGGACCGAATCCGAGAGCGGTAGGCTACGATGAATTTCCAGGACGGAAAAAGAAGGTATATATAAATGGAAGTACAGGCGAAAAATACACAATCTAAGGTAGGGATAACACCCAAGCAGAAGAAGCTTTATGACATCATCAAGGATTTCATAAAGGTCAACAAACATTCGCCGTCGTACGAAGAGCTGAAGCAGCTCATTGGACTTCGGTCCAAGAGCAATATTCACGCATTAGTGCATCACTTGATAAAGCGCCACTGGATAGGAAAACGGAATGGCTCAAATCGGTCACTTTTCATCTTGTAATGTGGCCCCTATAGTGTATATTTTGCTAAAGTGTTTTTTTTATTTTCAAAAAGACCGGGATAGGTGCCATGGTGACACAATTCTTGATTAACATATATAAATCAATGGTTTATATGGTGGCACCATGGTGGCACTACTCTAAACGACGCAAGCAACTTTTGTTACTTATGATAAAACAAATAAGCAAAAACTCAACTATAGAGCGGGGAATTCGATGGTCGATGAAAGGCTGAGAGGTGCCACAAGTGGTGCCACCATTGTGTCCACAACAAGGCAGAGTGGAGGGGCCCTAAAACACCCAATTAGGAGTGATGGGCTCACTGATAAGCAGCGTGTGTTTGTCAAGATCTACGCTGAGAACGAAGGGCGATTGACTCCAACAGAATGCGCAAGGCAGGCAGGATACTCGGAGGCATCAGCCAATGTTACTTCTTCCCAATTGCTGAATGGCAAGAGGTATCCGAAGGTTGTTAATGCGGTTCTTAAACGAAGAGCTGAATTGGAGAAGACACATGAGGTTAAATTGCAAAAGCACGTACAGGAGTTGGCTAGATTGCGTGAGAAGTCACTGGTGGAAAAGTCTTTTAGTGCTGCTGTTAATGCTGAGCGGTTGCGGGGTCAAGCCGCAGGACTGTACATTGACAGGAAAGAAATCAGGACAGGAACTATTGATAGTATGTCCCGTGACGAAGTTTTAAAACAATTGAAGGAATTAGGACTAGATGGAAAATTTAAAAAAGAGGGAGATAAAACTGTCCTTTCGGTCGAGGAGAAATCCGGTAGCGAAGGACTTAAGGACATCACCCCAGTACAAGCAGAAGATAGTAAAAGACAAGACGAAGTATGACCGTAAAACCAGAAACGACTTTCTGGAAGAATGTAAAGAAGTCATTAGAGGGTGGTGAGTACATTGTTTCACGCCTTGAAAGCTATGTTACTCCAGGATTCCCTGATTGCGTAATATTTCACAATGTTACAGGATTCTTCACAATTGAATTAAAGATAATACAGCCTAATAATAAGGTAAAGTTTTCGGTCTTCCAAAAGGCATGGAATTTGCGTCATGCGAACGTAGGAGCGTCAGTTTACATCCTGGTTGGGGGGCTCGCCAATGGCCATGTCAAATTGTTTCACGGCGCGTGGACCGAGCACCTAGGCCAAAAAACCATAGATCTTGTGCCCGGGTTGTACGAAGGACGGCTCGAGGACCTCGACCTGCGGCAAATTGTCGCAGAAACTCCCAAACTCCCTTAATTTAACCATTTTTGTGGATAACCTGTGGATAACTTTCCAGTCACCGGGCGCCTCCCGCGTTCCCAAACTCCCAAACTCCATAAATAACACAACTAATCAGCCATTTTCCGTGAGCCCGGGTTCAGGATGACCAGGCACGCAGCAGCTCCCTGTGCAAGGTCAAACTCCCAAACTCCCCAGAATACCTATACTTTTTGCGTGGATCGAGATGCCCAGTCCTGTTGTCCGGGGCCCGGGCGTCTTCCCAGTCGCCTCCTGAAAATAATCCAAAAGAGTTCTTGCATTGTGGATAAGAAAGTGGTATAATAGGAACAGAAATAGAAGGTTGGCACACTTGTAATAATTCCTTGGAAGCCCTTCTATTTCTAGAAAGAGAAAGGTACTTATGGTTGTAGACGATACAATAGCCCAAGCACTCAATAGGATTGCTGATGGGCAAGATGAAATTAATGATACATTAAAACGAATTGCGAATCATTATGATGGGGTTGTTCCCGTGATGACACGCAATGCAAATCGAGCAGAAGCACAAGGAAAGGCAATAGACGAGGAACTGGATAACAGTTTCGGTGAAAAGGTGAGGAACATCTTTAGCCCACAAGAGCATTAAGACATACTCCAAGGGGAATTTGGGTGAAACTCCCAAACTCCCCTATTGTGTATAACCTGTGGATAAGCTGGGGATAAGTTCCCGGGCCCGCACCGGGCGCCGGGCGTCAAACTCCCAAACTCCCCTATATAAAAATACCGTTTTCTGCGGTTTTTTGTTCGAGCTACAGGACGCACCGGGGCGCCGGGCGTTCCTGACTGACTTCACGGTTGGAGAATGGCAGAACTCCGCCAAATATTTTTCGCCCGGGGTCTTGACAGGACCAGGAAGAGACACTATATAACAGGTTGAAGCTTCGAAACTCCCCGAAAACCTCGAAAATAAGTTCAGGATCCAGGAGGGAGGCAGCAGGACAGGATGCAGCTGGAGCTGCAGGAAATAGAAAGGATGATATGGACTGGTTACTTGGATTACTTATACCATTGAAGTGGGCCTTGGTCCTCGTCATAATATACTTCGTACTCACCGCGATTTTATAACTCCCCCAAACTCCCAAACTCCCCAAATGAACTAATGTTCGTGTTGCGTGGGTCTGGAGCCCGGATGTCCCGCAGGGCCCGGGATACACTTCACGGAAAGTTATACATAATAGTTTCAATCAAGGGTTGATTTCCATGATGATTCGTAGTATATTGTTATTAGAAATAGACAGGAAAAACTAGCTCGCTGATAGACCTCGTCTATTTCTAGTTTTGCGGAACAGTTAGAAAACTGACCAGAAACGTGGTCTTCACCACAATTCGAGCATAAGATTTCCTCGCAAGGAATAGAGAGGCATGGTAGTCATATCTGTAAGTCCTCTCGTTAAAGGAGATGGTAATGGAGTTTAGTCTTTCCTCGGTTGATCAGTAGGCCATTCTAAACTCCCAAACTCCCCAAACTCCCAGTTATCAACATTATACACAGGTTATCCACAAGCTGGCGGGCACCGGGCGCGCCCGGGCTTCCCAGTTCCAAACTCCCCAAACTCCCCAAACTCCATAAACAGATGTCAATGATTCCTGGTTTCAAACGCCCGGGGTCGCAGGTGAAGGCATCTGGAGATGCTGGAATTTGGGCATAAAAAAAGGGCGATTAAATCGCCCTTTGTTGAGGTTAATTGAAAGAGGTAACTTTAGCTTAACCCCAATCTTTTCATTATATATCCAATGTCACTTTGTAGGTGTCTGAGTAAGTCTTTGGGGTTGACTTCGTCATCTTTATTGACTGCCACCCATTCGACTATTGAATTGCATAATACACCACAGATTAACTTCCAATCTGCTGATGTCTTTTCAGGAATTTTAGCGTTGATTAAATCATCTAGCTCTCCTGTCATTTTCTTGTCTTTAACCAACTCAATTAATGACTCCATTAATGGTTGGATATTGACGTTGTTAACTGTTATTAAATCTTTTTTAGGCATATTATTTATTACTCCAATCTGCGATTACTACTCCAAACATAAACCCATTTAATAAAAGCATGAATTTATATACTATGGTATTGGTAAAACCCCAATCTATCCACAATAGACAGAATTGGAAAGTCAACAGCATTAATGCTGTTGACCAAATGAAAGTAACTATATTGAATTTCATACAGCAACTCCATTAATGTGAGTAATAGTATTGGGATTAACATTACCCCAACGTCTTTGAGTGCCATAACCATTACCTAGTTTATAAACTAGAACGTAATCATTATGCTCATTAGGTTGACCATCAACCTTTTTATTCAAGCCAAGAATACCTCTATGTATGTATCCTTCTTCGCCAGTATTCTTTAACCAACGAACAGAGAATATACCTTTAACAGTATCCTTGAATTCTGTCTTTGTCATATTTACCTCTTTCTATTTCTAGTTATCTTATACCATAGTTAAATAATAAATGTTGTTGTATTATTGCAACAATGCAAGTTATTGTGTATAACCTGTGGATAAGTCGCCCGGGCTATGTAGTGGTGCAAGATCCAAGGCATACCATATGTAGTGGCGCAAGGCATACTAGATGTAGTGGTGTTGCAGAAATACAACACAAGTCGCGCGCCTCCTTCTTTCATC